AATGAAGCCCGGCGAGGATTGTCGCCAGACTTCACCGGGGCCTTCAGGTTCATGCCCTCGGCCTTCGCAGAGGCGCGCCCCTTGGCGTTCAATCCGCCCTTGGGGTTCTTGCCCTCTTTACGCTGCCAAGCCGGCGTCTTCGCCATGTTAGTAACGCGGCGGCCAGTTGTCGTAGCCGTTCAGCGTGATCGCGGCAGAGCCAGACGTGTATTCGCCTGTCTTGATGCCTGCCCGGTAAAAGTTCTTCATCGGGTCATAGCCGACACCCTCGAAGGGCGCCGTGAACGTGTTGACATCACGCCACACCGTGCCGTCGGTCGAGCGCTGCACAGTGACGGTGGCAACAAACGTCCCGGAGATGGAGACGTTAAAGTCACCGATGATATAGACGGCATCAGTGAACGTGTTCTGAGCCGATAGGGTCTTGGTTGTCGCTGGCATGATCGCCTCCTTACGAAATGATGGTGTCCCGGAATACCGGACCGATGATTGACCTGTATCCAGCTACGCTAGACACCACTTGCAGAGAAGAGTTAGGCACGCGCTCCTCATAGTATTCAATCGCCTCAAGGTGGCCGTTGAGGTAATTCGTGCCATCGCTGCCAAGGCGCGCCTGCGTGACGACCGGGATCGTGGCAACGCCATCTCTAACAGATGTGCCGCTGTTCAGGCTTGCGGCGCAGTCGTTGGTCGCCCAAGCGCCCGCAAGGCGATAACTGGTGTTCGCCGCAATGGTGCCTGCGTCGATCTGTGCCTGATCTGATCCACCAGCCCTGACGTAGAGTTCAGGGTTTGTGGTATTCCCACGAAATGCAATGATGTTGTTCGCGGTGGTGTCGTCAAACTGCACCCAAGGGCGCGTTCCTGAAACAGTGCTTGGTCGAGCCTTCACAACGGCAGATCCGCGCCCGGCCTGCCACCATCCGCTAAAGTTCGACCCAGTGACGGTAGCCACGTCTGCGTTTCTAGCTGTAGTCCCGGTCGAAAGGTTGGGGATATAGCTGGTTGGGAAGCCACCTGCTTCAACTTGCAAGCAATCTACAAACAAGCCCTTAGTGGGGTCTCCAGCATACGAAGTGTTGCCTGCGTCATCTAGCATCAAAATGCTGACTGAGGTTGCCAAACCGGGAGAAGCCACCAGTGTACAGTAATACCAGCCATCGGCTGACGCACGGATGAACCCAGTAGCCGATAACGTATAATCTACTGAACCTGCGCCTTGCAAAGTAAACCTTACAGTGTTTCCTGTGCTGCCAAATTGAAGCTGAACCTTGGTTCTTTCACCCGGCTTTACCCGAACTGTGTAAGCATAGGTTCCTGCTGATGCAATAATACCGATACGGAAGCACCCATGACTTCCTGTGGCGCTTGTTTCGACCAACTTATCTGAAGCATTGGCTACCCCATAAGGGGAGGTCGTGGCGTTTTGCACCAGCGTCATGTTGAGATATGTATTGGGGCGCGTAGCACCAGCGTCTGCAGAGTTCCTGAAATCCTCAGAATAAGAAGCTAAATTTGTGCGGCTTTCTTCAATAAGCAGCCCTCTGGGCGAAAGTGTTCCCGGATCATAATCAAATCGCGGAAGGTTCGCGTTAACAACTTCAATGTAGCCGCTCTTGTTTATGCGGGTAGCCGTGTTCAGCGCCCGTGAGACGGCCACGCGGTTGTCCAGCGATCCGGCCAAGAAGTCGAGGGCGACGAGAGGTGGAGTGCTGCCAGCGAAGATTGGGTTGATCATCATACCACCTTTACCGTGCCAGTGTCATTCCAAAGGTCGCCAGTGCTTAGGCCGGTTGATGCAGTGGGAAGAGAGCCGACGTTATAGCTTGTCGTGCGGAACTGCGTGGGAACAGTCGTTTCCAAAACCCGGTTAGACTGTCCGAGGACGTTGGCAATCCGCAACATGTCCGTCGTCCCTGCGTGGTTGTTGGCGATCACCGTGATCTGGTCAATTGTTGCCGTTCCCGCCGTGCTAGTGTTGTCAAGCGTTCCAGCCCGCGTTTTTACAACTGCGTTCTCTATGACGTTCCCGATCAGCGCCACAGACTTGACGATGGAAAAGAACATCTCACCGCATTCCGAAAGGAAGTTGTTCTCAATGCGGAAATGACCTCTGGCGAACGACAGCGAAAACGAAGCGTTGGTGATTGCAGAAAGGAAGTTTCCCGAAACCTCGGCATAGCCATTGTTCAGCGCAACGGCACGGTCGCATTCCGTGATGAAGTTGTCATTGATCGTAATGCGAGGCGAGTTGGCACTGGCCTCGTAATAGAAGCCAGCATAGGCATCGCGGATTGAGTTTTCCTCCGCAGCCACAGCTTCCCCGCTCACCACATGGATGCCGTTGTTTGCCGTGCTGACGCGGTTTTTCTCAATACGAAGGCCCGTTGCAGCCGCTGCCGAATCTGGCTGCACGAGAACACCAGCGGCGCGATCATTATAAGTCGCCTTCTTCCGAAGGTTCAGGATCGTGTTGTCTGCGATGGTGATGTAGCTTGCGGCTTGCACCAAAATGCCAACGTATCCGTGGGTGACCGTGGTGCTGCCACCGCTTAGGATGTAGTTATCTCGGCAAGTCGAGAAGTCGGCATCCAGAGGCAGGTTGTAAGAGTTAGCACCGCCTGTTGAGGTGGGATGCCCGATGGTGATCCCAGAAATTGCAGACTCGTCAACGGTGTTTCCAGAAATGACGCACTGCTTGCTGTTTACGCCAATCGAAGACACGCCAGCCCAAGTCAGCCCTGACCTATTGTTCGTGATGCGGTAGGACTGCCCGGCAACCGTTTCAATGCAAGTTCCCGCTGACACAGGAATATAATTGCCCTCGATGATGGTCATGTCGCTCTCTGCCGACCAGAACAAGCCGACATTGGTCCCATAGTTGTTTGAGAACGAGCAGTTCTCAGAACGAACGAACATAACGATCTGTGACTGATTATAGTTGGAGATCGTCTGCTGGTCGATGAACTGACAGTTGGTGACCTTGCAATTCCGGGCGTCTTCGAAGCGGACAATGTTGATCTCAGAGACTAGCATTTGACCAGCACTCAGCGTGCTGCCATCACGATTTACTTGGAACGTAAAGCCATCGATCAGGATGTTTTCGAAGCTGATTGATCCCGTTCCGATGCGCCACAGAATAGTCAGCGGGCGGGCGGTGATGTTGACCGTGGAAAACACACCGTAGAAGCGGGTGATGCCTCCAGTGTAGTTCAATGGGTTTACGCTGATCGTGCAGCCGTTGCCCAGCAAAGAGACGTTGGTTTTCAGGAGTATCTGCCCGGAAACAAGATATGTCTCGCCGTTTACAAAGCTAACCGTTCCACCACCTTGGGCATCGATTGCATTGATTGCGTTCCGAATGGCCACAGTATCATCTGTGATCCCATCACCGACAGCGCCGAAATCTTTGACAGAAACATAGTCCTGCAACCGCGCCGTCAGCACGCGATCCACCGCGCCTGATGATCCTTCATTGTAGATCATCTGATCGGTGCGGCTGGCAGTGGTGCCTGGAGTGACACCATAGCCCACCGGGCTGTAGATCACCAAAGTGTTATTCTTGTCGCGCACCGTGACTGAGAACTGGCTGTTCGCGTAGATAAGCGCGGGAGATCCGTTCCGCATGACATAGCCATTTGACGTGCGCAGGGGCTGGGCCGCCGGCTGCGTGAATGCCGCGTCATAGTAAACCTGGATCGGGTTTGTTTCCGGGTTCAGGTTGGCCGTGCCGAAGTACAAATAGCCCGCGTCCAGCGGATCGCCGTTCTTGTCGGTGAAGATCGGATATGGCGGGGCGAGTTGCGTCAGCGGCATTTGGCATCCTTTCGCGTGATTTTTACCACGAAATGCGGGGTCTTGGATAGGGTCATTGCTGACCACCGATTGTCATGCGGCCAGTGATCGGAATGCGCGGGCCGATCTCTTCTTCCTGCGACAGCGCAGCACCTGCGCCAGCGCCCACAGCAGCTTCTCTGGGCGTGCCGACGATCTGTCGGGGAGCATTGCGCTGCGCGGTGGAGGCCGCAGCCCTAGCGGCCCCAAACGGCTCTCTGATGATGCCGGCGAGATAGTTCTGGATGATGAACTGGCCTGGGCCAGATGCAGTAAACGATGAGGCAATGCGCTGGATCGCGCCGGCAGCCGCGTTGGCGCTGTTTGATGCGTTCACGGCGGCATTGGTGGCACGCGCAGCGACGTTGGCAAACTGGGTAATCGTGTCGCGCTCAGCCTTGCTGAACAGATTGTTCACGACGCCAGGGTTGTTGCGCTGCAAGTTTTCCCATGACTTCTTAAAGTTGACGCCCGAGACCTGACGCTCACCGCCCCTGAACGCACCTTCAGCCGTATCCGTCAGGCGGATCAAGGCCTCTTGGCGCAGGGCGTTCCATTCAGCCTCTGGCAGCTTGCTCTTCAGCGTGAGCAGATCCCGAGGCAGCTTGGTCTTGGATGCCAAGCCGGATGCGGTCATGGTGAAGATCGCATTGGCAGCTTCTTCTGGCGCCACCTTCAACTGGCGCTGGCCATCGCGCGTGACCTTCTCGGTCAGCACGTTCAGGACGCCGCCTTTGCTTTCCCACGTCTTGGCATATTCGGCCCAGTTCGTGATGGCGTTTTTCCATGCTGAAACCGCCGACTGATCGCCGATCAAAAGCTGATTGTCCACGGCAGCCGCCAGGCGCTCGTCAAAGTCCCTCAAGACCTTGCCAGCCGCCGCCGCCTCAACGGTCGGCGCGCCGCTGCGCAGATTGCTGACCTGCTTGCGCCAGGTCTGCAAAGCCTTGATGTCGCCGCCATTGGCCATGATCTCGTCAAGGCGCAAAAGCAGGCCGTCCATCTGCGGCGCGGTGATCGGATCGAAGCCTTCGCGGTAAGTGGTCCGCACGGCGTCTGCGATGTTTAGCGCCTCGTCGGGCTGCACGTTGGCCGCGCCAGACGCACGCGCCTGAGCGTAAAGATCATCAGCCCGCGCCTTGTCGCCGGCACGCGCAGCCACAAGGGCCTCTTGCGCCAGACGGCCACCTTCACCTTTGGCAACTGGTGCGGCACCGGGCGCAATGCCTTCAGTGATGGCTGTGATGTTGCCGCGCAGAGCCTCTTGCTGGCCCTCACGGAAGCCTGTCATCGTGCGCTCTGCTGCCCCGCCATATGCGCCGCTTGCCATCATGTCTTCGGCAAGCTGCTGGCCCTTGCTGCCAGTGATCTGGCCGCGCGTCATCGGCACCTCAACAGGAAGGCCGCGCGACATAGCCGTGACAGCGGCAGCACCCGGCTCAACGCCGGCGCGGGCTTGCTTTTGTATCTCAGCAGCCACCGCAGCCGTCACCTGATCGGGATCAAGACCAGCATCGCGCACTAGTTTGGCTGGGCCGGGAAGCAAGCGGCCATCGGGGCCAAGCACGCGATCAGCGCCGCTGCGACGGGCTGCGCTCACAAGAGATCCAACCACGTTGAACAGCTTTTCGCCAGCGACACCACCAACGGCACCGATCGGAACGTCCGTCACCTGAAACGGAACACCGCTTAGGGTAGAGCTTGCGCCTTCAACCACGGCGGCTTCGGTCGCGCCAATTGTAGCAGCGCCCAGCGCGCCCGTTGTGGGCAGGCCAACAGCGCGCAGGCCGCGCCCGATAGGCGTGGTCGCAGCGACAGCGCCGGCAGCCTGCATGGCCTCGGTGAAGCCCAGCCCAGGCTCGTTGGGATAAACCCGCGTAAACTGCCCAGTTTTCTTGCCATCACGATAAACAGGCATGACCGCATATAGGCGGCCAGCCTCATCCTCGCCAAACTCTGCTTCAGGCTCGATCTTGGCAATGCCGCTGCGCAGGCGATCAGGGCTGCGCGTCGTGGCCAGCAATGCCGTCATTTGCGCTGCTTGGGCGGGCGGCAGGCCGAGGTTTGACTTGACCATCGCCGGGATGGTGGGGTCAGCGTCAGATCCGGCAATGGATGTCCAGAGCCGAGACAAGACGCCCGGCTTTTCTTCGACAGGCTGCGCGCCAAGCATTTTCTGCAATGCAGCGAAGGCTTGCTGCTCTGTCTCGGCGGTGACTTTGTATTTCGTGCCGTCTGGTGTGGTCAGTTCAAAATCAGCCATCATTCGATCCTTTGAATGGTGACGCCATCAATCACGACTGGCTGCGTTCCAGGCTTAGGCGCGGTTTCTGGCGCCCTGAAGTCAGCCAACGGGTTGGGCAATTCACGCAATGCCTTGCGGGCCTCTGCCTGCGTAATCTCACCGTCTAGAGCCTGCCCTGCAATGATTGAGGCTGCCACGTCATATTCATTGATGGCGCGGATGGTCTCAATGATGATCTGGTTGCCGCCCGGCTGGTTGATGAGCGCAGGCAGAGACGCCTTGAACAGCGCAAGGTCTGCGTCCGACATGGTGCCAGATCCAGGTGGGCGTTGCTGCGGAACAAGGCGATTAATTGCGGCTTGTGCCGCTTGGATTTCACCGAGATCCTCAGTGTTGATGCCATAGCCGCCCAAAAATGCTTTGAACGCTGCGCCGCCGCCAGTTTCGACGTTGGCCAAGTTCGCCTCAAGGTTTTCAAGTTCCACCAGTGAACGGCTCGCAGCCGTCCCCTGATTGGCAATTGTGGAAAACTGGGTCGCGGCCTCCGCGCCTGCCTTTTTGGCAAACTCAGTCTCGCCAGCGCCAACGATGTTCTGCACCAGCGGGCCTTTTTCACCGCCGCCACGCAGCATGAAGTCACGATATTCGGGCGTGCCTTCGGTAAGGCCGGCAGCCCTTGCGCGTTCTTGCAGTGTGCGGAATGTCCCTGTAGCCTCACCGCTTTGCCCGGTGGCATCAAGGATTGACTTCATCGTTTCCTTTGGCAGCGCCCCCGAAGCCGTCAACAGCGCCAGCGTGGCCACACCTTGGCCCTGTGGGTCGATCTCTACCAGCTTGCGGTTGGCACGCAGGGCAGCGGCTTCCTGCGCGTCTCCTGCGTTCTCTGCGGCTGCAATGCGCTCGTCCAGCATGGCCAAGGCCACCTCAGGCTTGCCACCCAGAAGGCTGGTCGAAAGCTGAATGCCGAATTGCGTGTCAGCCTCACGGCGCGGGGCTTCCATCGCCTCAAACGCACTCTGGAACTCGCCAAAAGTCGAGGCGTTGTTCAGCGCAAACTGGTTCAGCGCGTCGGTCGTCAGCGTGCCATTCCTCGCCATGTCGCGCAGGCCCGAAAGCTGCGCTTGCATGGCCTCGGCCTGCGCACGCTGGCGCTCTGCCTCGGCACGGCGCATCTCAAACTCGGAAGCGGCGCGGGCCTCTGCGGCGGCGCGCATGTCCATAACCTGGCGTTGCTCAATGTCAGCCCGCCCAAGTCCATAGCCGCGCATAGCCTCCTCGATGGGGTTCTGCACGTCCAGCATATAGTTGATGGGTTCCATTAGAACGCCCCTCCACCGTAGAACATGCCCTGCCCGAAGGTCAGCGGCGCGCTGGCACCTTGCGGCGTATAGCCTTGATACGCCATGCCGCGCCCGATGGCCATGCCAGCGCTGCCGATCAGATTGCCAAAGGCTTGCCCTTGCGCCAACGCGCTGCCGGCACGCGCGGCGCCCTGCTGCTGCATGAGGCTAGAGATGTTCTGACCAGTCTGCATTCCAGCAGTGCCAACGCCAGCCGCTGCGTTCTGACCAGCCGATGCAAGCCCTCCGAGACGGCTGTATTGCTGCTCAATCAGGCCAGACAGGATCTGCGGGCGGAACTGGGCCAGCGCGCCCTGCACGTTGCCACCACGCAGGCCGCCCGTGGCAGCGGCGTTCTGCAAGATCGCGGTCTCACCCTGCTGCGCCAGCGCGGCAAACTCCGGGCCTTGCTCAATCGATTGCAGGGCCGCGCGCTGGGCATCGGCACCAGCCGCGCCTGTCAGCGCCATCTGCTGGCCAAAAGCCGTCGTGCCACCCGTGACAAACGGTGCAAGAAGCTCGCGCACCGCTTCGAACTGGCGGCGCTGTTCCTCAATGCCTGCCTGCGCAGATGCGGTTTGTGCGGCAGCGCCTCTGCGTGCTGCGCTGGATTGCACACCGGCGCTCAGAAGAGAGCCGCCAAGCAGGGCAAGACCTGTGCTAATGGCCATGACGGATTTCCTTCGTGAATGTGCGCTCAATCGGCATAAAGCCGCTGCGGGAATAAACGCGCTCCATCGTCCCCGCTCGCTCGTTTTCAAGCGCGATCATAAACAACTGGCTTGCGCCGATCTGCTCGGCCCAGCCCTCGATTGCAAACATCATCTGCTTGCCGGCGCTAGATCCGCGCTCTGCCGGATCAACCCACCAAAACAATTCCTGCGCGACGGTCACGCTGGGCGCGAAATAAAGCGGGAAGGCCATTGCGCCCGCAATGCCAACCACGTCGCCGCCCTTGTCAGCCACCCAAACCTGCGCTGCGTCTGAAGCGTCAACGTGATCCAGAAACGCGCCAAAGCCCGCTTCATCGAAATCAACACGCTGTCCCATCGGAGACGCAGCGAAGAACGCCCGCGCCTGCTCAATCACGCCTGCCTTGTCTGATTTTTCAGCTTGGCGAACCAGCACCGGGCAACCCTCTTTGGATCTTGCCTGCTGGTGGGCCAAAGTCTCAGCGTCCGCATTATCGCAGAAATCGGTTTTTCGGGCAAGGCTCGTCATTGCAAACGGAACCTTTCGAGGATGGCATATGGATTGTACAGGGAAAGCGGATCGACGCGCTCCCCGTAAAGATCCGCCACACGGTTCGACGGCTGGTAACCACGCGCGAAATCGCTCTCCTCCGCGCCACCCGGCATCGGGCGGAAACGGGATTGCGTGGGCGTTCCAAGATAGCTGGCAGCCCGTTGATCGCGATATTCTGCGGATGGTCGCAAGAAGTCCCTGACGATAGCCGCCGCGGCAGATCCAGCATCAGGTGCCGACATAATGGATCGGGCCGCCGCGCTTTCCGGGCCTTGCAGTTCCATCATCATAAAATCAAGCTGCGCGTCCACATCGCTGGGGTCAACGCCCCGCTCGCTGGCAAACGCCTCATACTCCACACGGCGAGGGCCTGTCAGTTGGTACAGGCCGAAGCCACCGCGCGACCCCGGCACAATAGGATTGCGCTCGTTGATGCCAGGATCAAGCCCGCTTTCGTCCTGAAAGTTCATGACGAAGCCCTCCGCGATATGCGGCGGCAAACCACGGGCGATCAGTTTTTCCCTGATTTCATTCGGGTCAATTGTGGCCATCAATCGTCTCCTTCGTGCGCCTGGCATGCGCGCAGGGCGGAACAGACGAAATCGAACTTCTTGCAATAGCCGCGACCGCCGCCCGAGGCGTCATAGTCCGTCACCGGGATGCTTTCCATCATGGCCTGCATCATCGGGTCAACGCAGAAGTATTCGCAGTTCAGGCACATGCGACGGCGGGCTTCCTTCTCGTTCATGTCCCAGGCTTTGGCCAGCCCAGCCCAGAACGGCTTGTTCGCCTTCGGGTCAAGCGACGGATTGGCCGGGCCAAACTTCCAGCTATCAATCGCAACCTGCTTGTTCTTCTTGTTTTCGGCTGCGCTGGAGATCTTCATCTTCGGCAGACCAAACTCAATCATCATGTCGTCCATTACGAAACCTCCCGGCCTGAAGCGCGAATGTTGATTGAGGTGCCAGTGCTGGCAATCGTGGAAATAAAGCCGCCGGGCGCAAGCGCCTGACCGACCAATTCGGGGAAGGTGTAGGTTTCTGACGCCTGAAGCGTTTTCGTCTTCACGATCAGGTTGTCATTGCCAGCAGATCCGCCAGAGGTCACAAGGTTAACGCTGATCGTGCGTGCCACCGTGTCGTAATTCGTGGCGGTGAATTTATCAATGATCGCCGTTACACCGCTTGCGGTATATTGGGCGGTCTGACCAACCTCGGCGGTCTTAGCCGGGATCAGAACCTTCGTGACAACAGCCATGTTTAAACCTCCAGAGAGCTGACGTTATCTGTCACCGTCAAAATCACTGACGGCACAGATGGATGGATTACCGAAGCTAGATCGGCCAACAAAATGACAGACGTGTCGTCCACTTCCCACATCAATTCGATGTAGTCCCCAGCGTTCAACTGGATAACGTAGTTCCACGCCGTGATGATCTCTGCGTTGTTGCCCTGGATGCGAATTTGCCCAGCACTGTCCGGGACGTTGACGCCGTTCTTGCGCAGCCAGATCCACACCAGCCCAACACCGCCAGATGTCTTGTCCACCTGCGCAGAGAATTGCAGGTTGTAGACGTTGGGACGGTCAACATAAACGCGCGACGTTGGCGTGCCGATATAAACGCCCTGCGACAAGTCTGTGCTGTTGAATGTCATGGCATAAGCGGTATTGATCGCAGCCGCCGTTTGCGTGGTCGTGTCATAGAACGACCCATAGCGCGGCGTCCTGAACTCCTTGGGCGGCGGCAATTGCTGCAATGCAGAAATCTGCTGCTGCAAATTGTCGATCTGCTCCTGAGACGCAGGTGCAGGCGCAAGCGCCACCAGATCGACATGCCGTTTGGCATCAAATGCCTCAGAAAGTGCCACTTCTGCTTTGTTGTCAGCCGCGCCGGTGGCTTGGATGTTGTCAAGGATCAACTGGTTGAGGATAACAATATCAGCAGGCGTCAACTGCCCAGCGACCTTGAACAGCCGCTCAATCGCTCGGATGGCGTCAGGGTCATTGCCGACAAAGGCGGCGATCTGGTTTCGATTAAGCGGGGTCGGATCAGCCATTAGAATGCCAGCGGTTCGACCCGCGCCTCCAGCCGTGCCATCGCAAGTTGCGCCTCGCTGGTGCCACGGAACTTCTGCAAGCGCCAATTGCGCATGTGGCCCTGCTGAAGCCAGACCACCCGCTTGTTGTACTCGCCCAGCTTGCCCACGCGCGCGGGCTTTTCCACGCTGTAGGTCAGGCCATCAACCGAGTACGATGTCCACACGGTCGGATCAGCACCGGGCTGCACGCGGCCCGTCAGCGAGACCAACTCCATGTCGTGGAAGATTGCCCCACGGCTCTCGTTGTAGACGATGGTCGTGCCGAACTCCCAGCCGATTGTTTCGCCCCAATGCGACGCGATGTTCTTGTCCAGATAGCCAACGTCGGTCGCCGCAGGCTTGCAGACGTTCCAACGGTCATAAGCAAAGACGGCATCGCAGACAGCCCATCGACCGAGGCCGACGAGCGAGGTGCGCAGGAAGAACCAGACAGGCTGCCCGACAGCCTGCGATCCTGCGGCGTCAAACACGATGGTCTGATCTGGCAGGTGGATGTCAAGGAACTGGTGGCCGCCCTCGGTGCGCTCCTGCATGAACGAGGTGGAAAGCTGTGCTTCGGTATAGCCCGCAAGGATTTCCTCAATCTCGCGCGTGGCGACCTTCTGCGCCGTGCCGTTGGCGCCGATATAGATTGAGATGTTCTCGTTGGTGCCACTGCCCATGAAGGCAATGTTCTCGCCAAAGACGCAGCAGGTGTGCGTGCCAAGCGTTCCCTTCTGGATCTGCGCGCCAGTGATGCGCTGGAACGGAAAGCCCGCCGTGCCGGTGTTGTCGAAGACCTCGATGGTGTGGCGGTTCAGCGCGTAGATCTCGTTGCGCAGCTTTAGCAGAGCCTTCACCGGGTCAGGGTCAGCTTCCGATGATCCATACTTCAGAGGATCGACCGCGAAGGGGTTGTTCAATTCGGTGATGACGAGGAACTCGCCGTCTGTCGTCATGAAGTAACCATCGACCCAAACCACGGTTAGAGCCGTGCCGAGATCTGGGTCAGTGACCTGCGTCAGTGTCGTGCCGTCGTAGAGATATAGCCGCCCGCCCGACGTGACCGCCAGATAGTCGAAGCTATAGGTGAACGTCACGCGGCCACCGCTGCCGACATCCCCGATCACCGTGACCGTGCCGTTCTGCGCGACAGTCACCAGCTTGGTCCCCATCACGCGGTAAAGCACCCCGTTCCAATTCAGGCCGCCCCGGTTGAAACCAGGCCCGTCACCAGTCTTCACAATGCCATCACCGGGGCGCAGATAGCCCTCCGAGATGCCCGTGGCTTTCGGCACAGGCACAAGGTTGACAGGATAGCTCGTCCGAAAATCGGGCGAGCCATCCGTGTAGATCCCGTTGATGATGGAAATTTGCATTTAGCCGACCCGGTACCAGGCGTTGGTAGCAGCATCATATCGCATGGTGAAGAAGGCGTTGGCAGCGGCCAAGGTGGTCGGCGCGCCGGTGACAGTGGTGCCGCCAGCCGAGACGGTCAGCGCGGAAACGATCTGCGTGCAGTTGACGCTCACCTCTTGCTTGTCGGTCGGCGCCGAGGGCAGCACGATGGTGCCAGCCGCGAAGGTTGCCGTGGGCGTCAGCAACAGCCAAGTGTCGCCGGCAGCTACAGTCACCGAGAACCCCGTGGCGCTGGGTGCCGCGTATTGCGTCGTCAGCGAACCCGGCAGCGTCAGGTTGTCCTGCATAAAGGTCAGCAGAAGGTTGATCGAGGCTTTGCGCGTGTCGCCGTTATTCGTGGCCCAGACGGCGAGGAGATCGCCAAGCTGGATCGTGTCAAGCGAAGAAAGCTGATTGATGTTGGTCATCGCGTCATTCCCATGTCAATGCGCTGTCCGGGCCAACCGTCAGCGGGTCAATCGGTTGACGCAGGAACGCGTCGTTGTAATAGCGCCAGCCCTTGTTGCCCTGGCCGCTCGGGATCGTCATATCGCCAAGCTGCATTTCGGTCGGGAAGGTCGATCTGGACAGCAGCGCCTTGTAAGACATCTGAGCGTTGGCCTTCGTGTCTGGTGAAACTGTCTTACCATACCCCGGCGCGATGCGCACCGCCAGATTGAGGTGCATGGCTTCAAGCGCGTCATCAGGAACGCCGATCACCTGATCCAGATCGCTGGCAGCGTTGGAAGACGGCAGCGGATAGCGCAGGCGGATGCCCTTGCCGTTCCACGTTGCCATCATCGCGTCAAGGCGCTGCAAGGCACCTTCCAACTGCTGCGGGGCCAAGTCAAAGACATAGCCAGCGAGGCCGATCTCTTCGAATGCCCGGTTCACGATGTCGCGCTTGGTGTATGCCATCACAGAGCCTCAGATTTGCGCGTGTGGCCACGCTTTGGTTTAGCCTTGGCCTCGGGTTCAGGATCTTGCACAGCACCGCTGGAGGCTGCGATAGCCTCGCGCACGGTGAAGTGCCAGCCAGCCTTGATGGTGGCTTCAATCTCGTCATCTTCCACGATGCACAGATCAAACGTCTCGGTCGCGCTCCGCTTGAACGCACCGGGAGATTTGTAAAGCATGGTCGTCATTTTTTGCCCTTCTTGGCTGTCTTTTCCGATGCCTTGAAAGCGGCTGCGGTCGGCGCGCCCTTGGTGCCAGGCTTGCGCATCTTCTCGCCAGATCCAGCTTTGATGCGCGCCTTCTTGGCTGCGATGTTCGCGTAGAGACCACCCGGCATTATTTCTTCCCCTTCGGTGCTTTGCCGGGCTTGCCGGCTTTCATGGCTGCGGTGCGTGCGGTGTTCAATGCGATGGCGATGGCCTGCTTGCGCGGCTTGCTTTTACTTTCGGTTCGTATATTTTCGGCTATAGCTTTCTTGCCATAACCCTTGACCAAAGGCATGTTGACCTCCATGGAAAAACCTTGCGCGCATTGTGGCACAGTTTTCAGTTTTCCGAAATACCGTTCTGAGACGGCAAAGTATTGCTCCAGACGGTGCCTCGCTTTGGCATCTATGGTTCAGGTGAGTGCCACATGCGCCATGTGTGGTGATGAATTTAGCCACATTTCGTCCAGATGTAAAACCGCAAAATATTGCTCAAGAGAGTGCTATAGTAAGTCTTTAAAGGGCAGAGGACGCACATTGTGCAAGTGTGAATTTTGCGGAAAGGATTTTCTTGCCGCAAAATCACAAAACAGAAAGTTTTGCAGTCGATCCTGCACAAGCAAACAGAGCAAGGAAACGTGGAAACCTAAGTTCTCCACTGTAAGAAAAAGCATGCTTAGGCGAGGCATGATAAATTCTTGCGAAAGATGCGGATACCATGCTGAACCCAAGATTCTTGGGGTTCATCATAAGGACAGAGATAGGAAGAATAATGATATTAATAACTTAGAGGTTCTTTGCCCAAACTGTCACTCAATTGAACACCTTAAACATATTCCACATGGATTTTCTGAATAGTTGAAGGGGGCGAGTTTCCCCGCCCCCAAAGATCACAATCAGGGAACCTGATTGAAGAGCATGATGCCCGACATTTCAGGCTGCTTGTTCACAACGCCGAAGAAGGTATCCATACGATACTTCGTGACGGCGGTGTTGATGTCGTAGAACTTCTGCATCACCAGTTCGATGCCCTGATCGGTGGTGCCACGCATGATTTCCACGCCAGCGTTAGCGGGGATTGCGTAACGGCCCGGCAGGATTTCCAGAGCGTCTTTCTGCCAGAAGCAGTTGATGTCAGCGGCATCGACGTTCAGGATGGTGATGACAGCGTTGTCAGCCGGGGTTGCAGTGACGTTCTTGTACTGCAATTCAGCATCGGTCGAACCACCAGCCGAGATGATCGGCGGGGAGATGACGATGGTGTTGTTGCCGGCAGTGCCGCCGCCCGAGGTGATCGAGATCACGCGGAACGTCTTGGCCTGGCCAGTGTCGCCCTTGGTGATGTGATGCACCGCGTTGACGCCCGCGATCTTAAACGCATCGCCGACACGCAGGACAGCACCGGCTGCCAAGGTGACGTTGAGCGACTGATAGCGGTTGTCCACGTTGGCGGTTTCACCCGAGCCTGCGGTCGAGGTCGCACGCGGGGTGTAGTACTGGTTGGCGCCATTTACGTCGATGTCGCCGACCGGGGTGGTGTTGGCCGCGATGCGGTTGGCATAGTCCATCTTGTAGGTCTGGAAGCCAGCAACCTCACCGACGAACGAACGCTCGTAAGCGGTGGTCGGCTTGCCCGTCATGGTCTGACGGCCAGCGAGATCCGACGCCATGCCGTTATACGAGCGCGAAGACAGCGCCAGATAACGGTCGAACATCTGCACGCCCTGCTCGTTGAACACAGCGTCGCATTCAGCCACGTCCGAGTAGCCGCCGGCAGAGCCAGAGCGGGTCACGACGAGGGTGGACTGAGCAGCAGCCACGTTCATGATGGCGACGTTGATGTCCGAAGCAAGTTTCTGCTTTGCGGAATCGCCCAGGCGGCCTTCCTGCAACTGGTCGCGCAGTTCTTTCGCGTCCAGAGCAAACGGCACGGTCTTGCTGAAGCCGATGGTGGCCGGAACAGCAAGCTGCGTGAAGTCAATGAAGCTGGACGAGATGTCGGTGCGCGGTGCGCCGTTGATCGAGGTCGCAATGTAGGGCTGCGGACGCCAGATCTGGTCGTTGGTGCGGGCCATCATTTCGTCGCCGGTGTTGTACACCGACACGTTGCGCGACATTACCAGCGCATCGTTGAAGCCTTCGAGGATGTTCTCAAAGGCAACTCGTTCTTCTTTTGAAAAAGCGTTAGCCATTTCCGTGGTCCTTCATGTGGGGTTTAGCCCTTGGCCTTCTGCTTCTTATACTGGAAAACCTTGGAATAGTCGCCAGTCTTTTCTGCTTCAGACCGCAGGCGGTCTAGGGTGCTGTCAACCGCGCCAGACGGGCGGGCGGTGCCGCTGATCTTGCGCTCGGGTGACGATTGAGCCTTACGGTTCGAGATTTTCAACTGCGTCTCCAATTTCGCAACCGCGAAGGCGAACTTCACGGGATCGGTGATGGAAGCGATTTCCTTCGCTTTTTTCGGGTTCTTGCCCAGAGCATAAACGACAAGCGCCGGGTTTTCGGCACCTTGCACAATCATCCCCTGTTGCATGACGCTAAGGGTGTCTTGGACGACATCCTCGGCAAACTCAAAGTCGCGCACCTTCAGGCTGGCCTTCGCCCCCTGATAGCCCTCCAACTTGCGCTCCCATTCTTTCTGAACAGCTTGGTGCTCAGACTTCATGGCAGCCTCACGGTCGTCGTGCTGGCGCTTCTTGTCGTACCATGCGGTCAATTCCCGCTCGTATCGGTCGGTGTCGTAATCGGCTTTCTCAAGCGTTGGCTTCGGTCCGAGGGGCGCGACCCCGGGTGTGTTCCGCTGTTCGACCTGCGCTAGACGCTGTTCAAGCTCCTTGGCTCGACGTTTCTCCTCACGATACTGCTTGCGAAGGTCACGAACCCAATCGGGCGCGCGGGCCTCCTCATCTTCTTCC